GCCGGCCTGATGGAAAACCTCCAGGTGCTCGAAGCCCACGCCCGCGACACGATCAACCGCCAGGCCAACCAGAGGAGGTGACCCCATGGCTGTGATGGATGCGCTGCTGAAGATCAAGGCTGCTGTCTCCGGTGAAGACCAGGTGACGGCAATGGGCCGGGCGATTGGCGGGCTGACCAGTGCGGCCGGCAAGGTCAGCGGCGGACTCAAGGGCACGCTGTCGGCTGTGGGTGGGCTGTCGAGCGCCATGGGAAACCTGGTGCCGCTGGTCTCTGGCGCGGGCTTGGTCGGCCTCGGCAAGGGTGCCATTGATGCCGCCGACGACATGAACGACCTGGCGCAGAAGACGGGCGTCAGTGTTGAACAGCTTAGCCGCTTCAAGCAGGCGGCAGATGCCAGCGGAACCGATATCGATTCAGTCGGCGCCGCAATGATCAAATATGGAAAAAACGCCGCCAGCACCGGCAAGGCCAATGAGAAAGTAGTGGCTGCATTGGATGAACTGGGCGTCAGCTCAAAGGATGCAGCGGGCAATCTCAAATCATCGGATCAGGTGATGCTTGAGGTCGCCGATCGATTCAAGTCGATGCCCGACGGCGCAAACAAGAGCCGGATCGCGATTGATCTCTTCGGCAAAGCTGGCGCCAATCTGGTTCCGCTGCTCAATGGCGGCAGCGAGGCGGTGAAGAGTCTCACCGCCACGATGACCACGCCATTCGCGAAGGCATCCGATGCCTTCAACGACAAGCTGGTGTCGATTCAAGGCAAGCTCGGGCAGGTTGGCGCCAGCGTCGGCACCGCCCTGCTGCCTGCATTGAATCTGCTGTCTGATGTCGTCATCGGCCTGGCCAATGGCTTCACGGCCTTGCCGGGGCCGATTCAGGCGCTGATCGGTGTGGTCGCTGCGGTGGGTGCTGCTTTTGTGGTGTTGGCTCCAGCGATCACCGCAATCATCACCCTTGGCTCCGCCCTGGGGGGCCTGAGCATCGGCGCCACCATCGCCGGCTGGCTTGGTGCGATCGGCCCGGCGATTGCTGGCATCACAGCCGTCATCACCGGCTTCCTGGCCTGGCTGACGGGCACCCTGCTGCCGGGTCTGATCGCGTTCTTCTCCGGCCCTGTGGGCTGGACGGTGCTCGCCGTGGCGGCTGTGGTCGCCATGGTGGTGCTGTTCAAGAAACCGATCGGCGACTTTTTGAAATGGCTTGGCGGCGCAATCGCAACAGGGCTCAAGGCTCTGTGGCAGTGGAGCGAACCTATCAGGACATGGCTTGCCGGTGTGCTGACCACGGCTATGGAGGCCATCAAAGCTGCATGGACAACAATCTCCGGCGTTGTGTCATGGGGAGTGAAGGCAGCATGGGCGATCATCTGGCAGCTATTCATTCAGCCATGGATCAACGCCTGGAACGTCGTCCTCAGGAAGCCGGTTACAGCCTTGTGGGAATGGCTCAAGGGAATATGGGCTGGCATCTCTAATTTCTGGAGCAAGAACGTCGTCGCTCCTATCAGTGGGGCATGGAACGCCTTGAGCAATGGCATCAGGGACGCGATGCAAAAAGCAGTCTCGTTTGTTTCTGGTATCTGGACCGGGCTAATCAAGACTCTTCGCGGGCTATTCAATGGCTATCTTGCTGGCTGGGCCAATGCGATCAACTCCGTTATCCGTGGAGTGAACAGCCTGATCGCCACCTTCAACCGCCTGCCGGGTCCAGACATCGGCTACATCCCCACCGTCGGCGTTCCTGCCTTCGCCGAGGGTGGCGTGGTCGATCGCCCCACGCTGGCCGTGGTGGGCGAGGGCGGCGAGAGGGAATACATCATTCCCGAATCAAAGATGGCCAGGGCATCAGCAGCTTTCCTCGGCGGCGCCAGGGGCAGCCAGGTGATGGGGCCCGGCACTATCAATATCACCACCGGCCCAGTGCTCCAGCAGCAGGGGCAGCAGTGGGTCACGATGGCTGACCTCGAGCGGGCCATGCGGGCCACCGAGGCCAGCACTCTGGGCCGCATCCGCACACCAGCCGGCCGGGCTGCCCTGGGGATTCGCTGATGGGCAATCGCGCGCAGTCCCAGTACCTCCGCCTGTACGACTCCGCCGGGGTGGTCTATTCGCGTTGGCAGAACTATCACGCGCAGCGAACTGTCACCTGGGACAGCCAGCAGTGGAGCTACCTCCCCTTCGAGGCCACCGGTCTTACCGATGGATCCGACGGCGATGAAGCCGGGGTCACCGTCACCCTGCCGGCCCTGCCGATGGTGGTCGACGCGGCCCTAGCGGCATTGGCCCAGAGCCGGCTGGTGGAGCTCCGGATCTACCAGTTCAACACCGACAGCGGTGACCTCGACCCACCAGCAGGTCAGCTGCAGGTGGCTACCTTCACCGGTGAGCTGGTGCGCTGCGGCGGTGGCCTTACCGCGATGACCTGGGAGCTCGGTTCCGCCCTCTCGCCGGTGGGTGCCTCGATCCCACCGCGAACACTCACGACCCGCCTGATGGGGCAGGGGTGCCGGCTATGACGCTCACCGTTTCCGATCCGCTGGGCCTGGCCGCCATTCAGGCGGGCATGGTGCCGGCACCACTGGCCGAAGGCGCGGCCGAAGGCAGCAGCAAGCTTGACAGCCAGCAGCAGGCTGCAGTGATCGGCGATCCGGTGCCGATCGTGTTCTGTCGGCGCGATGAAGCGGCCGGGACAGGCGGCGTGCTGATCAGCCCGGCGGCCACGGAAGCCAGGTTCAGCAACGACAGCTCCAACGCCGTCACGGCCAGTTACCACCTAGTCCTGAGTGAGGGCCGGATCGGATCCATTCAGGTGCGGGATGTGTTCCAGCGGGCCTGCCGGGTTGGCAGCTTCAGCCAGACCTACGACCGACGGGCCGGCACCTGGGCGCCGGGGAACTTCGTGACGCTGCAGACGGGCTATAACCTGCCGGACTGCCCCTTCTACTGCGGCTCGGTGGGCACCTACGACGGGATGAGCACCCTGTCGTTCACCAACACGATCCCCGATGGGCTCGACTTCTGGAACCGCCAGGTTCATGCGTTCATCAGGAACGGCATGCAGATGGCGCGGCTGGCTGATGGCGTGACCGGCAGCAGCAACAACTTCGCCGATCTGGTGCGGTGGTCGCTGGAGACCTGCGCGAAGCTGTCCGCATCGATGATCGATGCAGCGGCGCTGCTCAAAGCCGCCACTTTCCTGGCGGCTAACGGCCTCACCTGCGATTGCAACATCACTCAGAGCCAGAACCTCGGCGACCTGCTGGCTCAGTGGGCGCCCTACTTCCTGCTCACCGAAACCAGGGTGAGCGGCAAGCGAGGCCTACGGCCACTGCTGCCGGCCAACGCCGACGGCACCATCAACACCGGGCCGCTGGCTCCGGTGTTCACCTTCACCGAGGCCCATGTGCTGCCCGGCAGCCTGGAGATCAGCTACGTCCCGCTGAACGACCGGAAGCCGTTTGCGGTGAAGGCCCTCTGGCGCCAGCAGCTGACCGATGATTTCGGCATCATCCGCACCTCTGAGGTGCGCTATGAGGATGAAGCCGCAGAAGGACCTTTCGAGCAGCACGATCTCAGCCCGTTCTGCACCCGAGAGAATCACGCCGTCAAGGCCGCGGCATTCACCAGGGCCCGGCGCCGCTATGTCACCCACTCGGTCAGGTTCACCAGCCGACCGGAAGCATTCAGCACCCTGGTCAGCGAGGGCAGCATTGTCAGGCTGCGGCTGCGGCGTGAGACCAGCTTCACGAACCTGGGGTTTCATGACTACCTCTACGAGATCAACCGGGTTACCAAGAGCCAAGCCGGGGATGTGAGCATCGAGGCCACCCATCTCCCTGTCGATTTGCAGGGCCGGAGCGTGGTTGCCCTGGACGTGGCCGCGGCGGTTGGGAATGGCATCCTGCTGACCAGCAACAGGACCGGCGTCAGCTGTGACGTGAACAGCTCGACTGACACCACGGTGCCGGCTGAGAGCTTCACCGATGCCGCCGCCATTGATGAGCCGGTGGTGTTGCCGTCGGACCTGGGGCCAGGCTTCACGGGCGATTTCGGCAGCTTCCCGGAGACGGCGAACCCATCCGATTTCCTGGACCAGGGCTACGAGGATCTCGCCGGCGCCGGCATCAGCGGCGATCCGGTGGAGGGGAACACGCTGCGGGCGCCCGAGCCCTGCACCGGCGGGACCACCCTCTGGTACAAGACGGACGGAGAGGGTAACCGGATCATCCCGCTCGAGTTGCTCGGCAGCGGCCAGGCCCTGCAGCTGGCAGCGAATGGAACGATCGTGGGCTACGGGGTGGGCGTGGACATCACATGCCCTGGCGATCCGGTGCCGAAGCGGGTGCCGTTCAAGGGGCCGATCGCTGGTCTGGATCCGGAAAAGGCGCACCAGTGGACCTTCACGTTTACGGGCGATTATCAATATGCGAGCTGCTACTCACCAACCGTTCCCGTGGTCGTTGGAGGCGATAATTACTATGGAAGATTGAGAACGCTTCCGGGTGAGGTTCTTTGGCATATACTCGGCATCGATCTTTATGTGTGTGGGAAGCAGTATTACAACGGAGTGACCTTCTTTAAGGGCCCTGCTTCTGCTTACGGCAGCAATTCTTCCGCTTACATAGCTTTCCCTCCCGAAGGATTTCTCTACGGAATTGGAAACATCACCAATGGCAAGATGTCAGTCTCCGTGGTGCCTCTGCCATGACCAGCTTCCCCGCGCTCTCGCCCGCCACCCGGACCTTCACGCCCGCCAGCCCGCAGCATTCCACCCTGCAGGCCATCGGCGGCCAGCAAAGCCGGGTGGGCCACTCCAGCGCCATGGTCGACGGTGCGCTGCGGCTGTCGTTCGTGATGCTCAGCGAGGCGGACATGTTGTCGATCCTCACGCACTACCAAGGGCAGCAGGGCGACTATCTGGCGTTTTCGATTCCATCCGAGGTGCTCTCAGGATTCACCGCTGGCGACTTCACCCAGGCCGGCTATCAGTGGCGCTATGCCAAGCCGCCGGAGATCGCCGACTTCTGCGGGCCGCTGCATGATGTGTCGGTGGAGCTGAAAACCTCCGTTGCCGAGAACGTCATGGCGGCCGGCTTCTATCTGGCGGCGGTGGCCAACTTCTACTCTGCGACGACGATCGCCCCAGGGGCCGGACTGGCTGCTGCTGCCAGCTTCGCCCCTGGCGCCGCATCGGTCTGATCGGTCGGGCTGAATAGCCTGACCCATCGGCCGGTAGCGCATGGCATCCTTGGTTTACAACTCGTTCTTTGAGGACCTGGCCAGGGGTCAGGTCGACCTGGACACCGACACCATCAAGGTGATGCTGGTTGGCAGCGGCTACACCCCCAGCAAGGATGCGGACCTCAAGCGCTCAGCCGTCACCAGCGAGGCCAGCGGCACCGGCTACACCGCCGGCGGTACCACCTGCACGGTGACGATCACCAAGGACACCGCCAACGATCGGCTCAATGTGCAACTTGGCGCGGTCAGCTGGGCCACCAGCACAGTCTCAGCCCGGGGCGCGGTCTACTACAAGGCCCGGGGCGGGGCCAGTTCCGCCGATGAGCTGGTGGCGTACAACGACTTCGGCGCCACGCTCAGCAGTTCGGCGTCGACCTTCTCGGTGGCGGCCTCCACCATCGTGCTACAGAACTGATGGCATTTCCGGCCCTTGAGCCCACCGATCGCAGCTACTCGCCTGCGCAGTATCCGCTCACGGCGCAGGCCGGCTGGGCCGGCGGTTCGGTGCGGTTCCTGCAC